AAAACTTGACCAAAGAAACCCCCACCAGCTATTTCTACAGTGCCATCTTCAGAAGCAGGGAGAGTAAATTTCTCTCCCCCTACATCTTTCATTCTTTCAAAACGGAATCCAAAAAGTTCAGCCATAATAACTCCTACTAGGTTGTATTATTTAGTAGGTTTCAAATTAGAAGTTTACACCAGATGCTTCAAAGTGCTGATATCTCCAAGTACAATCAAAAGTTTCAAGTTCGCCCGCTGATGCCGATGATAATTCAATAGTTCCAACTGTTAATGGATATGCAGATTTAAAAACATAAGTTTTCAAAACGGTTTCATCTCTATCCAATTGTTCTACGAACAAATCGGTCTGATAATCAGCAGGAGCAGTAACACCAAGATTAGTTGCCATATCATTGATACCATTGTTCCATCTTTCCATTGCGTTACGAATCATAAAATCCGTATCGTTATAAAAAGTAGTTGTCCATGCTTCAAATTCTGGCCTGTCACCAGATACATAAATGTTTCTTCCTCTAAACGGTACTGCAATCTCACCAAGCGTCATGCCAGGCAAGTTTGATGCAGTACAGAGAAATGAAGTTCGTCTAACATCAAGTCCAATTGCAATGCCAGGCGGTGGAGTAATTGTGACTCTAAACTGGTTCGCACGAGCACCCCCACCAATCAGATTTGCTTTAAAATCGTCTATACTTGCCATCTTATTCTCCTACTACCCTTGAACTTCACTAAATGCGACACCAGTTCGTGTTGCAATAAAGTTAAGTGTTATAAAGTTAATTGACCTAGCAGGTTTAATGAAGATGTCTGCAACAAACTCGTTTCTGTCAATGACAAATCCTGTGTTGTTTGATGCGTCACATACGACACTAAAATCTGTAATACCTCTACGTCCTTGAACATCTCTCAAGAAAGGTTCCACCAAACTTCTAAACTGAGCTCTTGTAAATTCATCGTTGAACTCAAAGAGTTGGAATTTAGATGCAGTTGCGATTGCCTTTTCAAGAACCAAGAACAATCTACGCACGTTGATTCTATCAAACGCACTTGGTTTAGTAAGTGCAGTCTTATCACCAAATAGCACGACACCTTGGCCTGGGAAGTTAACTATCGGGTTAACCCTTGCACGATAAAGAATGTCTCTGTCTGCTTTAGTTGGATTGTAAGAAAGTTTAATCGCACCCCTTACATTTCCTCGATTGTAACCGCCAGGCGAGAACCAAGCATCTGCAACTCTATCTGTAAATGCACAAAGTCCAGCAGTGTCTCCGTTCATCGGTACAAATCGATATACGTCATTATATTTGTCGTACATATATTTGTATGCACTATCAAATACCATGTAGGAAGATGACGGACACAAATCAAATGCTGTCTTGACATTACTTGTTTGTGTAACTGAAGATGTTACGTTGACTGTTGCAGCCCTATATGGTGATACAAATCCTACACAGTCTCTTCGTTTCTCAACAAGGTCTGTAATCATGGTTACATGAGTGTCCTGATCAGATGCACTGTCACCAGCACCACCTCCAGGCCCACCTAAGACCAAGTTAACGTCTAAGGATTCTGTGTCCTCAAATTTTCCGTATCCAGTTTTTAGTTCCCCTGCTGATACAGAGTAATCGTCTGTTCCAGAACTTAGTTCATTTTTAGTTGGAGTGTCTAAAACCGAATATCCAGATGTTCCACTTTCCAGTAAAACCTCATCACCCAAATCTGAACCACCAGAATCAGTTCTATCGAAAACAATGTTATCTCCAGCATCTGAACTTGAACCGTCTGTTCCGTTCAATATGATAGAACCAGCTGCACCATCTACGTCTGTGCCCCAATTAGCACCAGAGGTATTATGATCCATCCAGAAAACAAATTCTGATTGTCTATAAATTACATCAGGATAATAGTTGTTATTACCTTGTGGGGTTTTTGCACTTGGGTTTTTAGAAAGTCTTGCAAATGTTTCTACAACCGCATTAGTTCTTTCTCCGTTTGAATCAACATCAAATCCTGTTATATCTCCAGTTGTGTCATAAACAACAACGTGTAACTCGTCAGAAGTTCCTCGACCATTCTGTGTAGCCCATGCAGATGTGCCAGGCGCACCATCAAAAAGGTCATAGAATCTCCAACGTCTGCGAATGTTTGTACCACTAGATATGGTGCTTTGCAACCCTTGTCCATTCGGGTCATCTTTTAGTTTAATCGTAATTGTTTCTGCACCACTTGTAGTATCTCTAGCAGTAACTTCGTATTCGTAACCTTCAGTTTCACCAAAGTTTACTAAGTCACCAACATTGATAACATCAGCATCAGTTACGGATATAACTGTTTGTGCAGCTGCTTCTTCAGCACTTGTTGTAGTTACCGCAGTCTGTTCGTATGCGTTTGATGTTGCACAAATGGAAACTCCAATTGAGTTACCCCATGTACCAGCAGACCTTGCGGCCCATTCACCACTAGAACCTTGACCACTTGCGTATGATGCAGAGTAATGGTCTGTGTCACGAATGAGAACTGAACTTCCAGATGCAACCGCATTGGTTACAGCAGATTCAGCACGAACAACTTTTAGTGAGTCTGAATATTGCAGAAAGTTAGCTGCAGTAAAAAAGAACTCAAAGTTGTCGGAATTAGGTTTACCAAAAACTTTTACTAATTGTTCTTCCGATGATATATCAGTCACAGAAGAAACTGGGCCCTTTTGGAAAGGCCCACAGATTGCACCAATGGAGGTTGCAACTGCTGGTACGACATTCGTTAAATCTACTTCATTTACTTGAACGCCTGGCGAGACTAAGAAACCCATAGTATGTACTCCTATAAAAGAATGTTATAATCTTTTTTCCAAGTATTTATAAAAATTCCGTTTTACAAATTGTCATTTTATATGTGTCTAAACATATAAATAAAACTATGACAAACGCACATTACGAAAAATATAGCGAAACCATAAAAAAGGTTGCAAGAAGAAACTATCGCAAACGTGTCGCATGGCTAAACGATTACCTTGCTGACGAGTCCTGTGTGCATTGTGGTGAAAGTGAAACTGTCTGTCTCAGGTTCTACCCCCACGATGTAGAGATTCGTAAGCAAACCAAACGAAAAGGTATGAATAACGAAAGTCGCAAAGACGTTATCGAACTTATCGAAAAATCAAGAATAGTCTGTGCTAACTGCTGGATTAAACTTGATTACGATCTGATAGACTCTAATTACTCTTTTCTTTCCTGATTACCAGTTGGAATCGTAGGTACGCACGACAGGAGCCCAACGAGTTCCGTACTCATCAGTCATACCTCCAGTATTTTCTTCCTCTAATCCGTTGACTACAAACCCGAATGGAGCCATGTCCTGTTCGAGTTGGTCTTGTTGTTCTCTATACATTTGTTGTCTTATGTTATGGTCTGTCAGTTCCTTGAAATATTGCTGGTCTGTTGTCCACGCAAAGATAAACATACACGCAACCAAGTCATCAGTGCAACCATCGTCTGCCTCAAATGATGAACCCTTGACGATAAAGGTAGATAGTTCATTGATACAGTCATAGTCCTGTACAATTAGTTTGTTATCCTCGACTAATTGTTTTAGATTAGAACATCCTATCTTCTTGACTGCCTTTGTGGTTCGCACACCCATCTGAGCCTTACCCCCTGAGAATCCACCACCTAGAACCTGTCCAGCGCGCCCACGCATGGACGCCATAATTAGATTATCGTACTCCATGTCATACTGTAATGCGTTTGCAACCTGTTCTCCGATATCATTTACTTCTACCAAAACAAACGCTTCGTTATAAGCCTTTGCGACATCGTATATCTTACTAGGAAAGATAAGAGGTTTTATTTCATTATCCCTGTACTTCGCAACAATTCGATACGGAACTTCCGATACATCAAATACCACAAACGCAGAGTAGTCATTAGATGTACCCCTCGATACGTCAGCTGTCAACAAATATGTCCGTCCTTTTTGCGGTGACTCATACACATCCAACCCTTTGTGAGAATTTTCTGGGTCAAGGTATGCAAGTGTTTTTAGTTTGTACGGTGCAATCAATGTATCAATCGAACCAAGAAATTCACACTCGAACTCTGTGTTGAACTGCGACTGTGATGTATTCTTAATCGTTTCTTTTTTCCATTCCTCATCACGGCCAGGCACTTCACTCCAATGCACCTCAATCGGAACGTATGTGTTTCTTTCGTTCTCTGCGTCTGTCCAGAGTTTATAGAACATATTCATACCATGCGGTGTGGATACAATCATCACCTTTGTTGTTTTACCAGAAGATATTGTGGGATACACCGAACTGAAAAACTGCTCTGCAACATTAGAGGGAACGTATGCAAACTCGTCTAGGAATATAATATTGTATGAACCACCACGAACCGCACTTGCAGATGTGGACGATGCGAGTATCTTAGAACCGTTTTCTAATTCTAAACTTCCCTTGTTCCACGACATCACTCCCTGTTGCAACCACTTAGGAAGGTGTTCATATGCGAGTTGTAACCGTCCTAACAAGTCTCTGGCAGTCGCGGCCTTGTTAGCTAGTATCGCAACATTGACATTGCCATTGAATAAGACATAGTGCAAAAGGTACGCAATAATTGTTGTAGATTTGCCCGACTGTCTTGGGAGTTTGCAAATTGTAAAACGATTTTTGTGAAATGTACCGACCATCTCTTTTTGAAAGTCGTACATTTTGAACGGCACTAGTCCTTCATCAAGGGAAACAATTCGTATGTAGTTTTCAATGAAGTACAGAGGGTCTTTCATACATCGCGTGTATTCATCAATCTGTTCCTCTGTCCACTCGACAGATACATTAGCTCTCTTTAGGTTAGGATTACCTAGATAGTTATTTCCATTCTGGAGCATTTTTAAACTCTCTATTTGTTATCCTTCAATACTTTTTGTAACTCTGCGGTTGAACCAACAAACAATGCGTTGGTTACATTTTTCGGTGCGGTGTTGGGAACTTCTTTCAGTCGTTTCATCTTCTCTTGCAAGTCTCCAAGTTTCTCTGTGACCTCTGCAACCTGTTTGATAAGATTACCAGCTACCTCGTAGGTTCTAGGATGGTCTGACTCTCTTGCAATCTCCAGTATCCCCTCGATTGCATCTGACCCCCTTTCAATCAGATTGTAAAAGTTCTCTCGTTGATACTTGTAGTCTGCATCGAGATCTTCTAGATTGTCTGACGGTCTAGGAACAACTGTCTTGTGACTTGCAATCGACAACTCTTTTTCAACAGGGTCGATAACACCAAGAGCTTCATCAATAATATTCGCAACTTCTTTCATTATGTACCGATGCCACTAGTGTCAGTTGTTGTATCATCATTTCCAGTTTCAGCATTGTAGTCTTTTGCATCTTGGTAGAAAGACGTTGTTTCATTAAACCCAAAATCATCGTCTGCATCAGCAGATGCTGGATTTGGTGTAACAGTGTATCTTTGTTCTCTCTTGGGTGCGGTGTCAGGCAAGTCAGTGTATTGGTCAACTTGAACTGTTTTGATAACACTTTGCGATGTGACAGGCCCATACAAATAAAACTTAGATGTAAAACTTAGTGTATAGATAATTGCTCGTCTTTCTGTAAACTCACCTCGATAATTATCTTCGTAACTAATGCTGTTCAATACAATTGGAACATCTCTTTTGATTCCCATGTCCGTCATATCTTTAATTGTCAAAGTGTAATCAGGTTGAAAGTATGGAAGTATCTGTTCTACAATTTGAAGTGCATCATCAGACTGTTTGGCCATTGCATACAACTCAATATCCAAGTTGTAAGGAACGGGCATATACTGTGCGTCTAACTTACCAGCATCATTTCCACTAGACTTAACCTTTCTAAACTTCTGTACGCGATTTAATTTTCGTGTCGTATCATAAGAAAGGTTTTGTATTTCAAATCCTAGTCTTGGTAAAGTAATTGCAACCTTACTGTCCAGACTTGGATCTTGATCGAGTCTTTGTAACCACTTTTGTCTTGGCCCATACGCAAGAGGAACCTTCATCGTCTGTACGATAGTTCCACTATTGTTTTTGCGAACCAAGTGTATATTGTTAAATAATGTACCAAACGCCACGATGACGTTTCGCATTGTTTCGTGATAAAATTGTTGTCCTAGCATTATGTGCCTCCAGCATCACCAAAAGGATTACTCTCTGAAAAATCCAGAACGTCATCGTCAAGAGAGTCAAATAATTCATTTTGTGCAGTTTTGTCTTGTGAACCAGCACTGGTATAATCACCAGTGACGATATCTTCTTGTATCAGGTAAGATGCATCTTCAGTATCGGAGCCACCACCTTCAAGTAGTATACTCTCACCAACAGAAGTCGAATCATTTTCCATAACTACGTTATCATTTGCGTTAGTAGATGAACTATCTGTTCCATCTAACAATAACAGACCTTGTTCATTTGCAGAATGGAATATTCTGATATCTTCGTTAACCGCACTTGATTGTTCCAAAGTAAATTGATGTTCAAGTGCGTCTTGTTGTAAGTCACCCTCGATTTCATCAATCGTTGTAATACCTGTATCAATTTCTTCGTGACTGTATTCATATTGTTTGCATCTTAACTTGTATACAG